GATGTAGCAAGGGTAACACAGATTAAAGCTATCAATGAAATGACCGCTAAAGAATCTGTTAAGAATAAAACAGTAGAAGATGCTAAGAAATTAGATGAACAGCGAATTGCACAGATTAAAGCTGTCAATGAACAATACGCTGCTCTAACAGCAGGTGTTAGAAGTAATACTGAAGTTCTTAAAGATAAATCTGCAGAAGAACAAGCTAAATCAATCGCTAGACTTGGTGAGCAAACTAAAAAAGTTATCGAAGGCTCAAAAGAGTTTGTTACATCACAAGATGACATAATTGCTAAGAGAGCAATAGCTGTAGAACTTGAAAAACAAACTGCAGGTTTATTTGGTGCAGAAGCTGCTAGAATAAGAGCTCAGATTGAAATGCAACAAAGTCATATTACTAAGTTGTCTGAACTTGAGGTAGCCGCTGCTAAAGCTCGCGTTGCTTTACAAGAACTAAACGGGATGAGTTCAACTGATCCTGAATACTTGAGAGCAAAAGAATCTGTAGCAAATGCAGAAAAAGCTTTAACCGATGCTAAAGTTAAATCACAAACTGCAAGTGAAAAGGCAGGTTTTGATGCTGTACAAAAATATCAAGATGTCTCTACTCAGCGTTTAAATGCTTATGGTCAGAGCTTTGAGAAGATGTTCTCTGGTATGGCTGATGCTATCGTAGAGTTTGCTAAAACAGGTAAATTAAACTTCAGTGATCTAGTCAATTCTATGCTTTCTGATATATTACGGTTTGAAGCTAAACGAATGACAATGGCTGCTTATGAAGGTATGGGTGGTGCTGCTGGTATTTTTAAAATGTTCGGTGGTTCTTCTGGTACAACTCTGAGTCAATACGATTATGCTGTGCAAAGTGGTTTTGCAAATGGTGGTGCATTTAATAATGGTATTCAAGCATTTGCTAACGGTGGTGCTTTCACAAACAGTATCGTATCCGAGCCTACACTATTTAAGTTTGCCAAAGGTACAGGTCTAATGGGTGAAGCTGGTCCTGAAGCGATCATGCCACTTCGTAGAGGTTCTGATGGTTCTCTAGGTGTAGCAGCATCAGGTGCTTCTGGTGGTAATGTTTCTGTGCAAGTTATTAACAATAGCAATGCACAAGCTACTACACAAGAAACTACTGATTCTAAAGGCAACCGTAAGATTGAAGTTATTATTGGTGACATGACTGCTGGAGAAATTTCTCGTAGTGGTAGTGCTTCACAAAAATCAATTAAATCAACGTTTGGTTTACAACCACAACTAATTAGGAGATAATAATGGCTTATCAATATGTTTGGCCTCCGTCACTACCACAGATGCCTTTGAATAATTATTCTGAGAATACAGGTGTGATTGTTATCCGAACTTCACCTGATGCTGGTCCTGCTAAAATGCGAAGAAGAGGTAAACGACCTGATCAAATGAGTGTACAATATAACATGTCATCTGCTCAGGTTGAAACTCTTCGTGCTTTCATTCAAGACACATTACGTGGTACAATTAGATTTGGTTACACACATCCAAGAACAGGTGCTGTTGTTGAAGTTCGTGTAATACCACAAGGTGATGGTCAGATGTTTACTACATCTTATTTGTTACCTGATTATTGGCAAGTTTCATTACAATTGGAGGTATTACTTTGAGTAGATTAACATCAATGTCACCCGCTGCATTGAAAGCTGTTTTCTCTCCAGATTCAGATGATGATCTACTTATTTTGTTAACCGTCTATGATCCTATCAATGAATCAAACATCATTGCAAGATTATCAGACGGTTATACAAAAAGAATATCTGAAAATGAAACTGAAGTAATCTATGGTGTGACAAGCAACGGTAATGATTATACATTCTTACCAATGGAAATTTCATTACCTTCTGAGGATGAAGCGCAAGCACCTCGTTGTTCTATCGTAATGCACGATGTTACACGATATCTTACACCGATCATCAGAACTATTAACGCTCCACCAAGAATCAAACTAGAATTGGTATTGAGCAAAACACCTGATGTAGTAGAAGTTTCATTTTCGGATTTCTATATCAGTAATTTCAATTATAATTCCGATTCAGTAACCGCTGAGTTATCAATGATTGATTACGAAAGAGAACCTTTCCCAATGCATTCGTTTACACCACAGCATTTTCCGGGTATGTTTTAAAAAGGATTATTCAATGCAAGTTGAAAAGTACATAGGCTTACAATATAAAGAAAAAGGTAGAGATTTTAGCGGTGTAGACTGCTATGGTTTGGTACGTCTATTCTATAAGAATGAGTATCAAATTGACCTACCTAGCTTTACTTCTGAATATACACAAGATGACACATCTCGTATTCAGGAGTTAATTGCTCAATACAAAGAAGGGTGGGAGCCTGTTGAAAATCCAGTAGAAGGATCAATTGTACTTTTCCGTGTGTTAGGTACAGAATCTCACGTAGGTGTTGTAATTAACGATTTACAATTCCTGCATGTACGTGAAAATCAAGATAGTGCAATTGAGAATTTCAGTTCACCTTTTTGGAAGAAACGAGTTGTTGGTTACTTCAAATATTCAGAGAAAAAGAGTGTAGTATTGAATGCTGTACCACACCCTCTTAGAACTGAACGCTACACAATGCCGATTGTTCCGGGTACTACCCTGAAGGTTCTAGCTGAAGGTCTTACTAAAGAATACAACATCGCAGAAGAACTAAAGAGCAAAGTATCTGTGATGGTCAATGGAATGGTTATCCCTCAAGAGAAATGGCAATATACTATTCTCAAAGAAGGTGACACTGTAGAGTATCGATCAGTACCAACAGGTAGTGCAGGTAGATTGTTAATGACAATTGCACTTGTATATGTTGCAATGCAGACAGGTTACTGGGCAGCCGGTGTAGAAGCCGGTACTGCTATGACTGCGGGACAAACAGCAACTTACGTAGCAGCTTCTACCGCTACAATGATGGTCGGTACAGCATTAATCAACGCAATCGCACCAATCAGACCTCCAGTTGATAACACACAAGACCCCGGTTCTGCTGAACGTCAGTTAATGGTCAACGGTGGTAGTAATCAACAAAGACCTTATTCAGCAATCCCTGTTGTACTAGGTAAAGTTCGTGTAACACCACCTCTTGGTAGTACCAATTATCTCACATACGAAAATGAACGTGATAGTTATTTATCCATGTTGTTAGTGTGGGGATATGGTCCTTTGAGTATTGATCTAAATACTTTAAAAATTGGTGATACTCTTGTCAGTGGTCTTATTGATATTAATGATCCAAAGAAATACAAGAACATTACTCTTGATAGAAAGACAGAACCTACTCAGCAAACAAAAGATGCATTCGATGCTATTTATGGTAAGGATGTAACACAGGTTCAAACTTCAAAAGAATTAACTTGTGACGGTAATCCTGAAAGTACAGTAACTCCCGGTCCTTGGTTTGAAGCTGCTACTAATGAAGTCACAACCAGTGCTACCGTAGCTTTGCACTTTCCACAAGGTCTTCGTAAGGTTGTAATCAAAGGTGCAGAATCAGGTGCTTCTGTTGCTGTTTCCGTTAATTTTAGAATTGAATACTCTATTAACGCAGGTTCTACTTGGAGTTTATTGGAAAGTTTTTCAATTGGTGGAGATACAGCAAAGAAAGATGCTTTTACTTACACTAAGAATTACGATAGTCTTCCCACTAACTCAGGAATGGTTATTCGCGTAAGAAGAGAAACTGGTGATAACATTGAAGACAATGACGAACTTCGTTATTATTTTACTTCGATTTTACAAAGCGTAACGTTTACCAGAAACACAAAACCTGTAATCGATCCTGTTGGTGTAAAACTAGCAAAGTCTGCAATCAAGATCAATGCTACAGAAGAACTAAACGGAAACATTCAAGGTATTAGTGCAGTTGTTCAAACATGGTGTAAATCATGGAATGGTGTAGCGTGGGTTGATGCCGCTACAAGCAATCCTGCTGATTTGTTCAGGTATGTATTAGAGCATCCTGCTAATCCTCGCAGAGTAACAAATGCATCTACGCAGATTAATTTAACTGCTTTACAATACTTCGCAAGTTACTGTACCACACACGGTTTTGAATATAATTCCGTCATGGGTGAATCCAGAAGTGTACTGGAAGTATTGCGTGATATTTGTGCTGCTGGTAGAGCAAGTCCTGCTTTAATTGATGGTAAGTGGTCAGTTGTAATTGACGATGCTAAACCAAACATTATTCAGCACTTTACACCACATAACTCTTGGGGTTTTGAAGGTACAAAAGCATTGCCGAAGCGTCCTGATGGTTTGCGCGTAACTTATTACGATCAAGATCAAGATTATCAAGAAGCTGAAATTATCGTATATGATATTGATAAATCTGCTTCTAATTCTACATTGTTCGAAAGTATTACTCTTCCCGGTGTCACTAAGAAATCACTTGTCATTGATCATGCAAAATGGCACATGGCACAAATTAAGTTACGTCCTGAAGTTTATACTCTAAACTCAGACATTGAATACTTAGTTTGCAACCGAGGTGATCGTGTAAAAGTAATGCATGATGTACCAATGTGGGGTTTGGGTAGCGGTCGAGTAAGAAACAGAATTTCATCTACGTCTTTAGAATTAGATGAAGATGTAGTAATGAGAGCTGGTGTTACTTACACAATCAGATTCAGAAGTAAATCAGGTAATTCAGTTGTTCGAAATGTTGTACCTAAAAGTTTAGATGGATATTATTCAGTTATTGACTTATCAAGTGCAGTAACTACGGATGAAGCTGATGTTGAAGATTTGTTCCTATTTGGTGAGTTACAACAAGAGTCACAAGATTTAATGGTTTTATCCATTGAACCTAGTACAGGTAATTCAGCGAGAATTACACTTGTTGATTACGGTGTAACTAATACCTACAACATCTTCACACAATATCAGAATTTGACAAACGGTGTTGTTTTTGAATCACAGTTAACTTTATCACCTAGATTACAACTAGATAGTTTTGGTAATAAAACACCTGATATTACTGGTTTCGTAAGTGATGAATCTGTGATGGAAAGAATCTCAAAGAGTGTATACAGATACAACATTAACGTTGCGTATGTAAATGCTTTCGATCTTCCTGTCAATACTGAATACGTAGAACTCAATTACGATTTATTGTCTGCAACAGATTCACTCAACTCTAAAACAACTCGTGTGTTATACCAAAAAGGTTCAGCTTCAATTACTGACGTTTATGAAGGTGAAACATACAAAGTTAGAGCTAGATATGTTGGTAGAAATGGTTTTGTCGGTCCGTGGTCAGCGTATGCAAATCACACTGTAGTTGGTAAAACAAACCCACCTTCACAAGTTACAGAATTTAGTGTTTCTTCAGATAAATCAAGCGGACAGTTGCTATTGTCATGGCACAATAACCTTGAACTTGATGTAGCTGTATATGAAATAAGGACTGAAGACGCTGGTTGGGGTGTGAACGATTATCGTCGTGTCTTTTACGGTGATTCAACTAAAGCTTTCATAAAGTATGCAACCAATGGTTCTGCTACTTTTTACATCAAGGCGATTGATTCATCTGGTAACTATAGTCAAGTGGCTTCTGTCGTTAGTTTTGCACCTGTTGCATTGCCTAACATTACGGATGTTACATATTCTTATGCTGATACTGCTCTTACGAGTGCTACAGTAACTTTGAATTGGTCTGATGTTACTACTTCACAATTTGATATTGCTTATTATGAAGTTAGTTATGATTCAGTAGTTAGAACAACTAAGTCGAACAGTATTACATTACCCGCCGATTGGACAGGTGATAGAGTGTTTACTGTAAAAGTAGTTGATATGCACGGTAACAAGTCTTCTGGTTATTCTGAAGCTGTTGCTAAAATTGCACCGAATGCACCTGCAGATGTTCGTGCTCAAGTTATTGACAATACGGTTATGCTTTATTGGACAGTACCCGAAAGAACATCTCTTCCTGTTGACCACATCTTAATTAAGAAAGGTACAACATGGAATAGTGCTGTACTGATCGGTGATAAGAAAGGTGCATTCACTACGATTACTGAAAATCAAGGTGGGACTTATACGTATTGGTTAGCTTGTGTAGATACAGAAGGTGCAGAGAGCGTTCCAGCGTCTGTGACTACTGTAGTATCTGAGCCCCCTGATTTCGTATTCCATGGTGAGTTCATCAGTGATTATAGCGGTACAAAATCTTCTGCTTCTTCCGATGGTACTAGAATTGCTTTACCTGTTAATACAACAGAAACTTGGCAAGAGCACTTTGCTAATAGATCATGGAGTACTCCACAAGATCAAGTAAATGCTGGTTATCCAATCTTTATTCAACCTTCTGGTGGCTCTGGTTACTATGAAGAGGTTTTTGATTTTGGTCAACCATTGGCATCAAGTAGAGTTTCTTTGATTTATAAAGGTACTGTTCTAGCTGGAAGTCCAACAGTCAGTACGAGAATCAGTTTATCACTTGACAATTCTACATATGTAGATTATAATGGTGTAACAGATGTATACGGATTAAACTTCAGATATGTAAAAATCAGAATTTCAGCAACAGAACTAACTGATGTTGGTTTGTATGAAATTACAGATTTGTCTGTGAAGTTGGACGCAAAGCTTAAAAACGATGCAGGTAATACTTATATTTCTGAGTATGATGCTAATGGTACAATTGTTAATTTGAACAAAGATTTTATCGATGTACAAAGTATTGTATTATCATCATCCGGTACGGAACCTGTAATGGCCGTATATGATTTTAAAGATGCATTTGTTTCAGGTTCATATTCAATTACATCAAATGTTTGTACTGTAAACATAAACAACCATGATTTGATCACAGGTCAAAAAGTTAAGTTGTTTTTCTCTAATGGTGTAGGACTCACAGGAACATATATCATCACTGACTATACTACTAATTCATTTAGTGTAGCAATGCTTACTGCAAATGGTAGTGGAACTTGTTCAATGTATCCTCAATCTTTTAGAGCGTACTTATTTAAAAACTCAGGAAATCGACAAAGCGCAACAGCTTCTTGGTCTATTAAAGGATATTAAAAAATGGCAGATCATTTAAAGCCAACAATTACGAGTACTTACTCAAATTTTGTTACCGAGCTTGATGGTCGTTTTGATGATTTGGCAGTGGGGCTTGACCCCGCTGTCACTACTGTCACTAACGCACCAACAAACACTATCAGATGGAGTAGCTCCAGTACTAAATGGCAGAAATTTAATGGTTCAAGTTGGGCTGATTTAGCTGCTGCTTATTCGATTAACATCTCTGGTAATGCAGCTACTGTAACCAATGGTGTTTATACATCAGGCTCTTATTCAAACCCTTCTTGGATTACTGCACTTTCTGGTTCTAAAGTTACTGGAGATATCGCGGGTAATTCAGGTACTGCTACAAGATTAATCACTGCTCGTGCTATTAACGGTGTTAACTTTGATGGTACAGCAGGTATTAACATTAACTTAAATACTTCACTAACTTTCAATAATTCAGGTTCTGGTGCTACGTCAGGTTCTGCTTTTAATGGTGGTTCAGCAATGACCATTAGTTATAATAGTGTTGGAGCACCTAGTACAACTGGTACTAATGCAAGTGGTACTTGGGGAATTAGTATTAACGGTAATGCAGCTACTGTAACCAACGGTGTTTATAACAACGGTGGTACTTACGGTATCAACATTACAGGTAGTGCTGGTTATGCAAGTAGTGCTGGTAGTGCTGCAACAGCAACTAACCTAGACGGTGGTTATGTATCAGCTACAACAATTACTGCATCGGGTGATATTACATCATCCGGTAATGTTACTGCATATTCTGATGAAAGATTGAAAACCAACTGGCGAGATTTACCTTCTGATTTTATTACTAAGTTAGCAAATCTGCGTTCCGGTATTTATACCAGAACTGACACAGGTGAAATACAAGTAGGTGTTGGTGCTCAAAGTCTACAACAGTTTTTACAACATGCGGTTAGACAAGATTCACAAGGTGTATTATCTGTAAATTACGGTTCTGCAGCAATGGTTTCTGTTGTTGAATTAGCCAAAGAAATTTTACTCTTGAAAGCAGAAATACAAAAATTAGAGGAAAGGTTACAGAAATAATGCCGTTTTTGCAATCATCAGGTTCGATATCTATTAGTGATATTAGAAATTTATTCGGTGGACCAAGTTCACCGTCTCTTGCAAATTATTACAGAGGAGGTGCTTATATACCTTCAACAAAGACAGTAAGCACCACTGTTCGAGAACCATCGAGTGGTGAGTATTACGATAACGGATGGACAACTTATGTGTGGATGATTATGACAACAGCTAGTAAACAAGTTCGGTGGAATAGTGCAGTTGTTGCCAATCCCGCAGATAATAGTGTAACAAGTATTAGTGCAGGTGGTTATACATATTACAGAGGGACTTTAAGGTATACTCAGTCTGGATCATACGGTATTTCCAATTATTATTATGGTGTATATAGAACATCTGGTTCTACAACAACTACAAATATTAATACAAATATACCTACTTCCGGTACAATTAGTTTGTCTAATTTTTATGGAGCAGAAAAACCATGAACACTTCAGTTAAGTTTAAAATAATCGATAAATATCTAGAAAATGATAAAACAATTGTTAATTGGGTTTGTGGTGTATCAAACGGTGTTGCTACATCAACAGGTCAAGGACAGGTTTCTTTAGATTCTAATTACTCTGAAAACACAGATGTTGAATTATTAAAATATGCCTTAGAAAAACATGGTGGAGATAATTTTATAAAAGAATTACACGAATATCATGAGCAAAACATTACTGTCTCGATTGAACTTTTAATGCAAAGTGATTGGTATGTTGCGTATGAATTTTACTGTAATAAAGTAAATTTAGTGATGGATAACAATGTTGATGCTATTCTCAATATTAAACACGGTTTTGGTACTTATGGTTTATTATATAGTCATTCTATTTATAACATTACCAATAAGGATCATTGGTCAAATACATTTGCGTATTCGCAAATTGAAAATGATAGTACTGTATTGTATCATATCAAAGTAAAAGATGGTGTTGTTGTTGAATGGTATAAGAGTAGTGATTCACTTGTTCATAATGATGACTCTGTCGAATGGGTCGCGTTGGATTTAATAACAGGTGATGTTATTGAATATTACATCCGAACTGAAGAGATTAATGGTTTAACACAACTATATAAATTCAACGCAAATTCCGATGAATTAGATACAGTAACAACACATGGCATGATCGGTGCGCTAGAGTTACCTTATGAGTTTCAAAACGAATTAAAGTCATGTGATTTTAAATATGACAAAGGTGTCTTTGGTTACGCAACAAAATCTTATGGAAAAATCATAGAATACACTCTTCGTGAGTGTGTTTAAACCTTGATTTTAATCAAAGATCATGATATAATTGTTTTAACTTTCGCCTGAAAGCTTTCTGGTAATACAGCAGGTTTTCAGGCTTTATTTTATTGTAGCATTGTATTATGCATTGTAGTCAAAGGTATTAGTATGTCAGAACAAATTGAACACCGTATTATTAAACTTGAATTAAAAGTTGAAGATCACGCAGAAGAATTAAAGAAACTTCAGGATATTTCTACAGATTTACGAAATTCTTTATCTGGTATTGAAAAGACGTTGAACCAAATCAAGTACTTAGCAATGGGTGCGGTATTAGTTGTACTTACACAATCAATGGGTATTACTAATGTATTAAAAATGATAGTTGGTTTATAAGAACATAGGATTATAAAATGTTACCATTAGTTGCTAGTATTGTAAGTTCTCTTATAGCTAATAACCTTCCCAAAATGGCACAAGCCGTAGTGGACAAAGGTTTAGACTATGTAGAAGAGAAAACAGGTGTAAAGTTGGAGCCTGATATGTCTGCTGAGAAAATTGCAGAATTAAAACTAGCAGCTTTTAAGCACGAAGAATTTCAA